TTAGGCAGTTTTCGAAATAGATTTTTCATTGCCGGTCTTAATTCTCTCAATGTCGGCAATGCGTGTTTCAAGCTCCTCAAATCTTCTAAGCAATCTTTCCATATTATCACCTTTCCCACCACCATCATTCCAGTCCTTATAGTTGGTCTTAACCATGTTATCCATAGAAATTCCAAAATAATTGGATAATCTTATCAAATGCTCTATATCCGGGGCCGAAATTCCAACTTCCCAGTTAGAAATAGCAGTCAAATTAGCGCCAATAACATCCCCAAGTGCGCGCTGATTAATACCCTTAACCTTGCGCAAATGCTTGATATTCAAACCAAGTAAAGATTTATCAAAAATATTTTCCATTTAAGTTGGAAATTCCATTTTAATTGGATTATATTTGCAGCATAACAATGGCAAAATTAAGGCATAAATGAAGCAAAAGAAACATAAGGAAGTAAAATTTCCTGAAAATCTGAGAATTGCAGGTCAGTTAAAGAGCGGTGATAGGAAGCGTATAGCAGTATTGACAGGCTATTCAGTCGCTCACATATATGATGTTTTTCAGGGTGACAGAAGGATCACCGACAAGATCGCAAAGGCAACCGTCCAGGTATATAATGAACGCCGCGATATCAATATTTCTCTCGAAAAAATAGCAAATCAATAAAGTCGCTATGGAAATCTATAACGGTCGTGTTGTATTAACCGGAGAAGAGATTATCGGAAATATCTGTACGAAATCCAAATACGACAATCTTAAGAGAGCCGGTAAACTGCGCGTTGTAAGAAGAGGTTGCAGGGGGAACACATCTCTGATTGACTTCGAGACAATAAACGATCCCAAAATAAAACGACTGGTAGTTGAACGGATCGGTGATCCTGCGAAGGTTATAAAAACCGGCATCATCACCAGCGCAATATGTCATGACGAGGAAGCCCGCAAACTGTTTAACGAGCATATTACACCAAGCGGCCAGCACCTGCCGGCTGAGAGAATAAACGAGTACATAGCCAATGCCGAGGTTCTTAACGCCATTAAGACTTTGCTGAATGACAAAAAGGCTATACGAAAAGTAACTACCAACAATCAAAGAGGAATCTGGGAAAGCATTGCTGAAAATCTTTCTTATCTCGACCGCCTGCGCTATCCTCACAGCCTGCCTGAAAATCCGGCCCGTCTCCGCGAAAAATTCAATAATTACCGCAAGGAAGGTTACTACTCACTCATTCATAAAGGATACGGCAATAAGAACACCGAGAAACTAAGCGAACTTTCAAAGTTGTGGGTGCTCGCCAGGTGGGCCAACCAGGTCGAAAGAGTTACATCATTCGATCACATGTTCAGGCTGTACAATAAGGAAGCCGTTACCCAGGGATGGAAGCCTCTCGAAAGCCCACAGACAATTAGAAACTTCCTGGAAAGCGAAGGAATAAAGGAGCTATGGTACGGTTACAGGTACGGTGAATTGAAGAGTAAGGAAAAGTACTCGCTCCAGCATTCAACCAGGCTTCCGTCGATGCGTGACTCGCTATGGTACAGCGACGGTACAAAGCTCAATTACTTCTACCTGTCGGAAGCCGGCAAGATCGAGACTATTTCGGTTTATGAGGTCATGGATGCATACTCCGAATGCTTCCTGGGATATCACATCAGCAAAAGTGAAGACTTTGAAGCACAGTTTAAGGCTTACAAGATGGCTGTTCAAACAGCCGGTCACCTTCCGTATCAGATTTCGTTTGATAACCAGGGAGGTCATAAGAAGCTAGAAAATGCAGAGTTCCTTACCAAGCTTGCACGTCTCACAATCAGCACCCAGCCTTACAACGGCAAGTCAAAAACAATCGAATCGGCCTTCGGCAGGTTCCAGGAACAATACCTAAAACAGGATTGGTTCTTCACCGGGCAGAATATCACTGCTAAAAAGATCGAAAGCCGCGCCAACATGGAATTTATCCTTGCTAATAAAGCTAACCTTCCCAGCCTTGAGCAGGCAACAGCCAGGTACATTGAGCTGCGTACAGCATGGCAAAATGCACCTCACCCCAAAACCGGCGTACCGCGTTCAGAAATGTACCGCAACAGCTATAACCAGGAAACAAAGCCGGTCGAATTGCAGGATATGGTCGACCTGTTCTGGATGCTGCGCCCTGAACCGGTAATGATGACCGCATACGGCCTTTCATTTACTGAAAAGAAGGTCAAGTATGAATACCTGGTCTATTCAGGCGGTATGCCCGATCAGAAGTGGCTTGCTAAGAACATCGACCGCAAATTCTTTGTGAAGTTCGATCCTGACGATATGAGCATGATTTACCTGTACGAAAAGGATGCTCTCGGTCTTCGCTTCGTAACTGTTGCCGAGACAAAAGTTACAGTGGCCCGTGGCAAACAGGAGCAGGAAAATTGGGAAACTACCTACATAACCAGGGTAAACAACACCAACAAAGAACTACGGGAAGACAGAAGCGTCAGGATGGACGATATCCTGAAGCAGTTTGACATGCTTCCCGAAAACTACGGACTCAAATCGCCGGCAATCAAGGGAATCACCAGCAAAGTAAAGAAAGCCGAACCGGTTGAATCAATTGGCCGCTACGAAAAGGCAGTTTCAAACGCAATAATCGAGGAGGAAGGAAAATCCGACCTCTACTCAATACTTTAACCTTAATACCCTTAATGAAATGTTAACCAGCACACAAAAAGACCAGATTAAAAGCCTCCTGCGCTCATACGTCGACAGGATGGGCAGTCAGAACAAGGCAGCCAACAGCCTTAAAGGCGTTTCGAGCGCTACAATCAGCCTTATTATCAACGATAACTGGGAGTCGATATCGGAAGATATGTGGCTCAACGTCGGCAAGCAAATAGGCTGGAGCGCTCAGCAATGGGTTGCCGTTGAAACCCGAGACTATTTACTCATTAACCGCCTGCTCGACGATGCAAGGCTTAACTCAAACTGCCTCGCTATCACCGGCGATTCAGGCTCCGGGAAATCATTCACGCTGAAGAACTACGCAGAAAACAACAAAAGAGTCTACCTGCTCGAATGCGCAGGATTCTGGAATAAGAAGATCTTCCTTCAGGAACTCCTCTCATCCATAGGCCGCGATTCAACCGGCCTCAACGTTGCCGAAATGATGGCAGAAATAGTCAGGGCGCTCAAGATCCAGGATAAGCCACTGATCGTTCTCGACGAGGCTGATAAGCTGAACGACCAGGTTCTCTATTTTTTCATCACCCTGTACAATTGCCTCGAGGATCACGCCGGCATAGTGATCATAGCAACCGACCACCTCGAGAAGAGGATAAGAAAAGGCCTTCGCCTCAACAGGCAGGGATACAAAGAAATATACTCACGCGTGGCCCGGAAATTCATCGAGCTGCACGGTGTCGGATCGGTTGACATCACAAAAATATGCCAGGCCAACGGCATCGAAGACCGGTCAATTATCAAGAACATCATTGAGGACAGCGAATATGACCTGCGCCGGGTGCGCCGGAAAATTCACGCGCTGAAATCATCCATTTAACAGACTATCAATCACTCATTAAACACTCATTAAACAGCATTTAAATGGCGAGGAGAAGGGAGGCCAGGAGAGCGATAAGCATATCGGAGCTAAGGGCTACGAAGTTCAATCAACTGGATTTTGACGGGCAATGGCTGGCAGCTATGGGGAAACCTGAATTAAGCGGAACAATACTGATCTACGGCCCTCCAAAGAACGGAAAAACACGCCTCTCCCTTCAATTCGCCAAATACCTCACAAGGTTTGAAAGAGTAGCTTATGATGCGCTGGAGATGGGAGTCGGCGTAAGCCTTCAGGAGGCAATCGACCAGACAAACTTCAGCCCGGTAGAGGAAAAAAGAATCCTACTGCTCGACCGGGAGCCCATCTCAGAAGTACGCACCAGGTTACTCAAAAAGAAGTCGCCAAATATCTTGTTCATTGACAGCCTTCAGTACACCGGACTCAGCTACAGAGACTACGTAGTATTCAAAGAGGAGTTCTACAACCGCATGAAGATATTCCTCAGCCATGCCGATGGCAAACAGCCCAGGGGAGAGGTAGCAAAGTCGGTGCAGTATGACGCCGATATCATAATACGGGTTGAAGGATTCAAGGCATACACAATGAGCCGGTACGGAGGCGGAGAAACGATAACCATTTGGGAGGAGGGAGCAGCAAAATTCTAACTAACTGAATAAACATCACTTAAACACCAGCAACATGAACGAATATGTATTTGACGAATTAGAAAAGCATCCTGCGCATTTGATGCTAAATCAAGTGGAGGCGGGTATTTACATTGAACTTCTTGAAAAAGATATAAATAAATGGATTGGTGTACTGAAAAAAGTCATGTCGTACAGCTATGAGAGCAACGTAAAACGAGACTTAAAGGCTAATGAGATTACAAAAAGGATTCAAATTCTTGGTGATTTACTTGAGGAAATGAAAGAACAGACAGCCTGGTAATAAACACAATTCCAATGAAAACAGCAGTTCAAACATTCACATTCGATCCGCAAATGGTACGCCTCACCGTGTACCAGGATGGCAGGCAGATAAGCGCCTTTCAGGGGCCTTATGCCCAGGAAAAGTTTAACAGTCTCATCCTTCAGGGAGTCGACATAACACTTACCAACGTGAACCAGGAAGAATACCGCAAGCACCTTATAAGGAGCTTTCACGCGGCCCTTGCAAAACAGGGCATCATACAGTACAAGCCGGACATAGTTGGCCGGTATGCAGTGGAAAGTACCACGGAGCTTACCATTGAGCAGCTTAAGGAGCTGGTCGAAGAATTTAGTGATGGAAGGCGAAAATTCGACGACTCGCGCAAGCGCGCGCTCAGGAGTGAGCTTCTGGTACTTCTGAATAAAATGGGTGTGTACATGACAAACGGCGACTGGAGTCTTGTCAACAACTTCTGCATGAAGCACACCGGCAAACTACTCTACCAGATGTCGGAGGATGAGCTGAAGAAAGCCAGGGCTCAGTTTAACTCAATCCTCGACTGGTATCTCAAAAAGCAATCGGAAACAGATCATCTTAAAAACCTCAACTAATGGCACTCATTGCAACAAAGTGGATCGAGAAGGATCATCTCATTGAGTATCACAACTCGGTATGCCAAACCTGCCGGGGCGAAGGCAAATTCAAAGTACTCAAAGGTACGGTTGAAATGCCATGTACCGAATGCCTGGGCAAAGGCATCGTCCGGCTCGAAAAGGATATCAAATTAACAATCAAACCAATAGAATAATGAATCAGACAGACAAAAAGGACAAATGGGTAAACGAAACCGGGATGGAAATCCCTTTCAATTACATCACTCCAAGCGACCGGGTTAAAGAGAGGGTAACAGCCTCACTGCTCCGGCGATCAAAGAGCATTCACGACAGATTAGCTGAGTTTAAAGCTGATGCCGAGAGGTTGTGTAACCAGGTGCTGGCCAAAAGACTCGAGGAATTAAACGCAAAAGGCAAGACAATCGGAAAAGGAAATTTCATCTTTTACAACTACGACAGGTCTATTAAGGTTGAAATCGCCATCTCTGAACGCATCGACTTTGACGATATAACAATTCAGGCTTGCAAGGCAAAGCTGGATGAGTTTCTGAACGAAAACCTCGATGCTAAAACAGAATTTCTGAAGGAGCTTGTAACGGATGCATTCTCTACAAGTCGCGGCAAATTAGACAGCCGAAAAGTTCTCAGCCTGATGAAATGGCGCACAAAAATCAAGGATGATAAGTTTCATCAGGCCCTCGATTTATTGACCGAAAGCATTCGCAGGCCGGGATCAAAGACTTATTTCAGGGTATCTGAACGTGATAAGAACGGAGAGTACAAGGGCATTGATCTGAACTTCACATCTATCTGATCTGTCATGAATCCGAATAGAAGGCCTACCTACCTGCCCGATCAGCTTGAAGCGAAGCGAAGCCAATTAGCTTCGCTTCAGGCCAGTGTCGTAATGCTGCGTATATGCCGGTATTACGGCGTTCGCATGAAGGTTATCAAAACCCGCAAGCGTGATGGCCAAACGGCTGAAGCCAGGTTAGTAGCTCTCTATTTCATGACCGTAAACATGTCACTATCACTCGGCTATATAGGCATGGCCTGCCTGAGAGATCACACAACGGCTATCTACGCTCGCGACACTATCGAAGAGCTGATCAAAGTCGACAGCGTGTTTCGCCGCCGCATCATTAGAATAGGATTTAAACTAATAAACCAGCAGCATGAAAATACAGATAATAGGACGAGTAACGGGGCTGCCGCGTGAGGCGGTGGTCGCCAAGTTCAGCGCCTCGGAAGAGAAGCTGAAAGAAGCCGGCTATGAGGTATGGAACCCGGTAAAGGAAATACCCGAAGATACCGACTATACCCAGGCAATGCGCCTGTGCCTCCAGAACCTCTGCAAAGAGGAAACCAAAGCCATCGCTATCCAGCCCGACTGGTACATGAGCGATGGAGCCAAAACCGAATACATGGTAGCACACTCACTGGAGCTAATGTTCGTGTACGTATGAAGCAGATGAGTATAGAGCAGCTAAGGAGGCGCTCCAGGCGCTATCGTCTGCATCATTCAATCAGGAAACAAGGTTACACCCTGATAACGCGTAACAGAACTATATACGTTCCGGCAGGATATTCCGATTTTTCAAAACAGGTACTTGCATTACGCGATCAGTTTCAGTATTCCATTCAACCACAAATCTGTTAGCCATGAGCATGACGAAAGAGCAACTAAGCTTCGAAGCCATGAATGGCCGTATGGCTTTGAAACCGCACTTAGAACCAGCAACCGGAATGTATGTCATGATCGGTTACAGCATACGCGGTAAATGGCCAAGACAAGGAACCGAATCGTTCAATAGTCTCGAAGATTGTGAGAACGAGATAAAAAACTGCGCCACTAATCATCCGAGGTGGTTTGTCGACGAACAAAACTATAAACCATGAAAAAGTTCATTCTCACCTCCGATGCATGGTCAGGCGAAATCACACTCGAGTACGACGATCTTCACCTGCTCATCAATATGAACCTCAAGGAAGCCGAGCTGAGCGAAGAGCAGCACCTGTGGTTCCTGCGCAACATGCCCAGGGAACTTGCCGAGCTTCAGAAGCTGCTTGATAAAAGCAAGTCGGCAAAGCTTACCGAAGCTCCCCAGGAAGTAACCTTCGAAATGTTCTGGGATGCCTACGACGAAAAGGTCAGAAGCTCAAAGAAAAAGGCGCTCAAGGTATGGAGCCGCATGACCGATGCCAACCGGTTAAAGGCTTACCTCTTCATTCCGAAATATAACCGGTCAATCCTGCCCGGCTGTAACAAGAAATACGCTGAAACCTACTTAAACGCTGAATTATGGAACAACTGAAAAACCTCTGCAACGAGTCATCTTTTGATATACGCAATATCCTCAGGTCAGTTAAGATGAGCGACGGTCAGATGACCGGTCAGATATTAACCGACCTCAGCAGGGCGCTGGAACATGAAAAGGCGAATGCCAACAGGGCCACAGTTCTCTCACTGATCAGGAGCAAGATAGCTGAGATAAGGCGCTCTTCGAAGTTTGGAATGTATATGGACCCGGAGACACAGAACGACCTTATACTTAAGGCCCTTAAAAACGGCGATAAGCTTACTCCGCTCGACATGCTCAAGCGCTTTGGATACTTGCGCGCTTCTGGCCGCATCTTCGACCTCCGTATCAAAGGCCATGCTATTAAAACAACCATGATCAAAACCGGCGACGGGAAGAGAGTGGCTGAGTACTCGATAGAATTGACAATTGAAAATTGAAAATTGAAAATTATGGACTCAGCATCACAGCAAAAAGTAATAGCAGCCGGATTTACAATCATCCGTTGCGACGATACGCCAAGCCCTCGGATAAAATTCAAGGGTAAAGGAACCCACGAATGGGCAACTCTCGAAAAGTTTGAAACAAAGGCATCCCGCGACAGACGGTACAAAGAATTACTCACCATTAGTTCAATGATTTCAGATTAACAATGAAAAAGCTTCATGTACGAGTCGGTTTTAAAAACAAGCCTTCTCCAGGTGGTTACTACCACATAGCATTATTAGCCATCTCCGTCGCCAAAGACGGCTTTGCAATTCACCTACTTAACTTCTTTTTATCAATTTATCACGATGGAAACAACTCATAGAATAACACCCGGCTTCCTGCTTGCTACAGCGTGTCTCCTGGCATTATACATCCTCCTGGCTACATCATGCCGGCGCGATGATGATCTGTTCACAGCCTACAAAATCGAACGCGGAAGCCACGAATGCATAGGCTGGCGCGGCGAAATAGCTGATGCCGATCAGCACATCGAATTCTCATTCTCCGGAGGATGCGTTTACAGCGACTCCCTCTGTCCCGGATGGAACAAACTCTGGGGCTACTCTGACGGCTTCGACGGTATCCACGAAAACTCCAACCGGATCGCCTGGCGCTCCACCGGTAGCGGCATAGCACTGGCCGGTTACTTCTACGTTCGCGGTCAGCGGATCATCCTCCCCATCGATACCGTGTCTCCCTGGCATGTTAATACCGGGCGCATCTATTGGCAGCGCGGTGCTTACATCGTTGAAATCAATGGTAACTACTGCATAGCCAGTCAACCTGTCGAACCTAAGGGTGTGCTTTTTCAGTGTTATCCCTATTTCGGAGGCCCGGAACCGGCTCCCCAAAACATGACCATTTACATTAAACAATACGAGCAATGATAGACCTACTGAAAATTGAATACGAGAAAAACGGATGGCAGTGGAGCAATTACGGTAACGGCGGACTGGCCATCTACGAGGAAAGAAACGTATCGATGCCTAACGGCGAATTGCACCTGAAACCACGCTACGGTTATTACAACGGCTGGGAATGGAACCACAATTACGAAAGGGTATACAAGCCTATGGATTACGCCTCTGGCATGGTAATATCTAAGCGTACGTTCTTATACGGCCATTTCACTTTTGATGTCACACTGCCAAACTTCCGCGGAGCATGGCCGGCTATATGGCTGTATCCTGAGACTATCGGATGGGCGCAGGAGATCGACATATTCGAACAGTTTCGCAAGGATAGCTGGTGGACACGCTTCCGCACACAGGTTGGCATTTACAGGATTCAGCCTGATAGGATAGAGCGGCTTACATACGCCCGGCAGGCTTACCGGTTCACTCCTTACGATAAGCGCAGACACGTGTTTGAGCTTATCTGGAAACCTGAATCCATCACTGTTAAGATTGATGGCCGGGTAAGGTTCTTTGTTGATGATCCCAGGTTCGCCATGCCGTCGCCCATGAACCTTATCATGAACCTGGCTATCGGCGACTGGAAACCGGATCATACGCGTCTGTCACCGTTCATCATTCACAAGGCAACATACGAGGAGCTGTAATGGAACTCTATCTTGACAAGCCTAAAAAGGCCAACAGGAGAAAGATCAACTGGACGCCGGATATGCTGAGCGCTCTCATCGGCAGGTTCCCTGTTACTTATAACAAGGAACTTGCCAAAGAGCTGCACGTAAGCTGGAGGAGCCTGGTGAGAAAAGCCAGGGAACTTGGCCTGGAAAAGGAACCTGAATTTCTCGAAAAGCGCCGCGACGACATTACTATGATGGCGGTTAAAGCTCACATGCCAAATGCTAACAAAGGCCGTAAAGGATGGTCGGTTCCCGGTTCTGAATTAAACCGATTCAGTAAAGGGCATCAACCACCGACGGCAACCGATCCGGAGCTGGTAAAGAGGATACACTCCCGGCGAAACAACACCATAAAACGCGAACGCATACGGATCAGGCTCGGCCTCCCGCGATTAACTAAACTCAATCTCAAATGAAAAGGCAAACAATAGAACAGAAGGTGTACCGGGCACAACTGAAGCACAACATCATTACCTATACCATAATAGCGGCAGATATCATTATCCTGGCGATGATCGCATTCAACTCATGCAGTGCCCAGGCTACATGTCCTCCTCATCAGCCTGAGATATGGGCCACGGTGCGCAAGCCGGTTAAGTACCTGCAACTCGTTGTTCCGCTCGAAACCTGCGATCCTGACAAGGGCCAGACGGTAACCTTGTCGATTGTGAAAGGCGATCCGAAAAAGCTGTTCAGGATAGGAGCCGGCGGACTGCTGGTAAACGATGCCAAAACCATAAACCGTAACTCATCGAGGCTTTACGTAATTACCGTACAGGCCCGTGATAACGGTACGAAACCCAAGCCGCTCACGCGTGAGTCGCTGGTGATGCTTCTGGTAAGATAGCCGGGAGTATGGGCAGGCGCTGGAAAGTCAATTCGTTGCTGACTGAGCTTGATAGGGCGCTCATTACCGGTTAAGGCGGGGTCTCCGGTTTTAATTCACTGATTAAACAATACTTAAACACTGATTAAATGGATGCAGATAATAAAATATGGACACCTGACCAGCGCCTGCTGGCGCTTTCATTGAAACAGCCTTATGCCGAATTAATGTTGCATGGCAAGATAGAAACCCGTCCTTGGAATACCAACTATCGTGGATGGGTGCTAATATGTATTTCAAAAATAGGATACACTTGGGAGCAAATTATTCGTATTTCAGGAGATTACCAGGTTAACAGAATGCGTCAATTCATAGACTTCTCACATATACATGCTCACGGAACAGCTATTGCAATTGGTAAACTTACAGATTGCCGTCCAATGCAACCAAGAGACGAAAACAGATGCTTTGTGAAATATGGTGATCTCTATTGCCATGTATACACCGACGTTAGAGCTATTGAGCCGTTTGAATGGAAAGGATCACAGGGCTGGAAAGAAGTTTCACAGGAAATTAGGGATCAAATTAAATTCCTATAGATCATGGAAAAGATAACGCTAAAATTCACTAACAAGGAGTGGCTTCAGCTTACCGGCATTGTATTTAAGGTGAGCCAGGATAACGACTTCACCGACGATAAGTACACAAAGGCTATCTACTCAAACCTGCTGAAGGCTGTGTACATAAAGCTGCACAATAAAATGCACTCACTAAAGCCTAAGAATAACAACCTGATTATGTCGGTGCCTGAAGCTGCATGCCTGGCAACTGCGCTTAACGGTTATGGCACGGTTAATGTGCTGCTTGTTGACATTATAGGGAAAGTTGACCGGTTGCTAACATAGCCAGCAGCGCTACGGCAACTATGATCAGGCCCAATACCAGGTCACGCACTAGCCGGTTCTTTATATTTCGATGTTCGTACATGCAACTAAAGTAATAAATTTACCAACAAACAAACACACATTATGAAAGCTTCTGAATTTTCACGACTGAGTAAGGAGGAGCGTAAAAAGGTATCCTTCAAAGAAATCCCTGTGATTAACAAAGTAATGGTAGCTCTCCTGGCAGTGGCAATACTTGCCGGTATAGTATCAGTCATACGCGGATCATCGGGTAAGCCGGCTGATAATAATCACAGCGGACGGGTTGCCATGATGGCTAAGGTCATGAGCGAATCTGCCGTTAAATCAGTTTTAAAGGCTCCTGAGTCGGCTAAGTTTACCGGTGATAAAACGGTATACCTGGAGAGCGACAGCACAGCCACGGTCACAGGAACAGTGAACGCGCTCAATTCGTACGGAGTTATGATCAACACGACTTACCACGTCAAGCTGAAGTATGTGGGAGATATTCATAATCCTGAGAACTGGCTGACGCTGGAAAGTAAAGTTGACGAATAAACAGGGAAGATCTTATAATGGCAAAGGCCGCGCTGAATTGCGCGGCCTTTTTGCTTTCCGGGTATATTTGATGTGTTAGTAACCCGATTTGCGTTTGCCCTTTTAATAGCCGTATCTTTGCGGCGCATCCATAAACAACCGTTTTGTGATCAATGAACCGGCTCGTGCCGACTTACCCCCGTAAGGGGTTTTTTTATTTGTAGCTGATCATAAACCGCTCGAGCGATCCCACCGTGGAGCATTGCCTGGTTGCCAGTACGCTTTCGAATGTGTTGTTAGCGTACTTCAGAATGTTCACCTCAAGCTTTTTCCCGGGATTATCGGCGCTGTAGCTGAGTACAGCAAATACCCTGGTCTGATCCTTCGATGACGACAGCAGCCTCCAGTGAGTATACTCATCGCTGAGCGCCGGCTGTGTGAACGACGAATCCAGGTACTTTTTGTTGATTATCTGTATCATACCGATACGGAGTTGGCTTGTCTTATCAGTTACTTTCAGGAGCTTCAAACGCCCTTTGTGGGCCTTTTCGCGTGAAGCCATGAATTCTGACAGTTGCGTTTTTTCTGAGGCGCTGAATGCTGTAATATCAATAACAACGCCATGTTCTGTGTGTTTAAACTCTGCTTTCATGTGTTAGGAAGTCAAGTTGATTTTATTGGTTGACTGTGTTTATATTTGCGCCAATGGCGTACAACAGGAGAAATAAGCTGTTACAGATGCAGGATGTAATCGATGTTTACAACCGGCATAAGCTTCCGGGAGTATCCACAACGTTTGTCTATAACAATTACATATACCCGCAATTCCGCATTTCAATCACTACCCTTTATTCGTACCTGGCCACTCCGGTTAAAAAACAGCTCAAGGAAATCGGCCAGCCGGTTAATCAGTTAAGTCTGTTTTCACCTCAACAGTAATATCAGGAGGCACAGTGTTAAACTGGCTTGCTGCAACTTCCGGATCGGCTATGTTATACACCTGATCCATCGCGCTGGCATCGGTGCATTCGCATGAGTATATCAGTTGGAACTGCCTGATACCGTCATCCCGTTTTACCTTCATGGTGCTTTCCCTGGATAGTGTTCCGAATTGCCCTCCGGCGGGCCTCCATCCTTGCAGCGCCTTATGAATGTTCTCAATGATGATCCATATAGCTGCGGCGGCCAGCTTTTGTGTGGGAGGAGCCATAAAGCTGGTATTGGTCTTCTTTATATCGGCAACCATGATGGCGATACGCTGTTTGCCGTCCTGCACTTTGAGGCTCTGGTTAAGCCAGGTAATGTCGAGTATATCGACTAATGTTGCCGGAAACTGTACCGGCGGGTTGTCATTATAATAGTCGAGCTGGCCCCAGTCCTCGTCGAGGTATTTTATGTTCGGCTCCTTTTGCGCAAGCCTTTCCTGAATAGCGGTTAAAATGTCGTTAATCATCGTTTAGCCGGGTTTTAATCGTTGCTTAATGTATTTATCAAGTTCCTGGAAATTGGCATCAGCCACACGCTTAACAGCCTCGTCAACCAGGCGGTGATGGCCGATAAAGCGCCGCTCCGGAATCCTGATCTTAGAACCTACTTTTTTCAGAGCAAGCGCTTTCCAGTACGCGGCCTCATCACTCAGCATCCGGTTACGCTGGTTGTTTGCCTGCCTCCTGGTCTTTACCGAGTAGGTTACTTTGCCGGCAAGCGAATAGTACATGGCCCAGAAGTATTTCTGCATCTTCCTGGTAATGGTGATACTGCCTCCCTCGTTTTGAATGCGCGCGTACGGCAGGCTCGAAGCCCAGCGGATGACGTTTGATACCATCTCGGCTCTGATCGAGCGCCTGAGCGCGCCTGAACGCATCATAAGCGATCCTCGCCTGTTCCGGTGCCGCACTTCAGGCCATGCCTGGTCAAAGAACGCTTTCCTGGTAAAGTTGAGATCAAACTCATCGGTAAGCTCAACCTTCAGATCGGTAAGTACCCGGTTGACAAAATCATTTACCATTGGCCAGGCTTTCAACGATTGATTTTACCTTGTCCGATACCTGCCTGTAAGGATGATGCGGCGGGAATATCACCTGCTGTTTGCCGGCATTGAAACGGAAAATGGCATCAGCGTTTTCGCCTTTCTTATTTATCCTGGTTGTGGCCTTTTCACCTTTTGCTACAGCCTCTCCGGAATCACTCACCGGGTACTTTCCTTTTCTCACCTGTACCGCACCGCACCGGCAGCGCCATCCGTTCGGAGGGTAGTAACTATTCCAGAACGGATCGTCGACCGGCAAGGTTGTTCCGTCCATTGCTGCATGTTCGTCACGTACCCGGTCGTCGCCGGCTGTACGATATTGCAGGTTGTACCTGTCACCGTCCTGCTCAAAGCTGTCCCACCGGGCAGCCATTTCAGCCGATCCGGTAGCGAAGATATACTCAGCCTCCAGGTACAGGCTGTTATAGTTGGCATGTACCTGCCATACGTCTTTTCTGAAGTCCTGGAAAGGCCGTATTTTACCGCTATCATCGAGGAGCAATGAGGCGGCCTCCTTCAGTTGGGCATGGGTTTTGTAACCTGAGAAAACATATACGTCGCGGCGCAGCCTGCTGATCATTTCAGCCGGCGGAATATCATCCGGGAGGCCGGCGTCTATGGCTTCGTCCAGAATCCTCCTGGTTTCACCGGTCACGGCCATAAGCGGTTCATCAGTCAGCATCTCCGGTTCATACTTGCCGGCTTTGTGTATGTGCCTGATGGCGCGTGTAAAGATGTTTGCGTTAAATGCAACTTTGTTTGCACCTGACGCCAATTTTATTACACCTGGTGCAATTAATCCACCGCAGCTTTCGCACGTGTGATCGTATAGCCCGGCAAGCTGTGCGCTTAGTTGTTCTGGCCGGGCTGCTGAAAATTTCCGGTTCCTCCGGCAGACTGGCGCGGCTTGGTTACTTCGATGCCGAATTTGTTTTTAACCCACTCCGGATCTACTTCGAAGTACTGCATAAAACCAACAGTGCGCGTGTAAAGCTCCTGGGTGTCCTCCTGGGGATCGAATGAAAACAGCAATCCTTCAGGCACCAGCCCTATAAGATAGAGAGCCGGCATCACGCTGCTGTTAATGTAACCTTCGATATACCGCTTATCGGCTTCGCCGAGGCGCATGAGCTGATCAACCGAAACCTTTTCCTTGCTCTCGTTGCCATTCTTGGTGTCCTGGCCTATTACAGCCCCTGAAACAAGCAGCGACAGTTCATTATTGCAAAGCCTTATCAGGTTGCCGTATACGTCGCCGTTGGTGTCGGCTCCCTTTGCGAAATCAAATTCCTCCGACTCATCGATAATAAACCAGGCTGCAGCGCCCATGTCACGCATCATACTCTCGGCCCTGGTAAGCATCACCGGGTCTTGCGTGTTGGTCTTCATATACCTCGGCGGAATGCCGTATATCTCGCAAAGCTCGCTCCAGCAGCTCTGGGCGAACCGTTTGAACAGTACGTGAGGAATCGCTTTGTTGAGCAGGCCAAAGTCTTTGGCATCGCCAAACTCCAGCAGCCATGAACCGTATTCTTTGGCATTGCGGTAATCGATGCCGGTGGTCTGTGTTTCGTCCAGGAGCAGCATGCCCTTTTCGGGAATGAGGTTTTGCTTTGGAATGCACACCGGTTTAAGCAAGCCGGCTTTGTCGGTAACGAATTCAACCAGCGCCGGGCCCGTCATGATCGTATCCCAGATATGGCCTATGAGTTCACGGAACCAGGGAAACGATTTCAGCATGGCTGTTGTGTCGTCGTCAGCCTTATCGCCGGCCATGATAGTGAATGGAGCCGATACGCTGATCATCTTCCGGTTATTCACCTGGCTGTAAAGCAGCGCGTCCTGAAGTATGTCGATATACAGCTTCTGGAGCAGTATCTGCTTTGGCGTGTCGACGTTGTCCTTCTGTTGCCTTGCTTTAGTCATGGAGGCAATATCCTGGCGCACCCGGCTCGTTGCCTTCGGAGCTATCTTCTGGTAATATCCGTCGGTACGTTTTTTAACCGGCGGCTGGACGGTAACAGGAGCTGCCAGCTCTTTACGTTGTAGCCTGGGCTGTTTCATCAGAATTCGTGGTTAAATTTTTCGCGGCTGCCTCCCCTGAAAGGACTGGCCGATGTATCGTCTTCATTGGTGCTGGCAGTAACGACCGGCAGGTTGGGAGCTATGGCCGGCGCATCAGCGTACTTGCCAACGCCTGCCACTTTCTCAAGCCAGTCAATGGCTCTGTCGTAACGGTTTTGAACCCGCTCCTGTATGATATCAACGTGACCAAGTTCGCATACATAATACAGTGCAATTGACTTGCAAAGTCTCAATACGATGGCATTCCTGTTTTTGCCTGTGGCACCGAAAATCGCGCCGACATCGTACCGTGGTCTCCCGTCGCGCCAGCGTTTTTGATCGGTGGGGCTTAGGTAACTCTTCATTTCTTCCACGGCTGCCTCAATGGCATCTTCAACGATGTCGGGCGAATCTTCAGTGATTTGTGCGAGCTGGTATTCGTAGGCCACGCTCTTAAGTTCTTCTACGGTTAGGAACATACTTAATTGGTTATATAGTAGGCTACTTTTTCGAATGATTCAATTGTGGTTCCCTTCTTAATCCTGACCGGAATGCCATGCCAGATTATTTGTCGCCTGCGTATGCATTCCTTGAGATATTGTTTAGAAACGCAAATCGGTTGGCCATACAACCTGGTTACCATATACTTTCTATTCTCAAGTTTTGATAACCTATTGGCCCTTTTGACAAGTTTCTCGTTACGATATCTTTGCCAGACAGAGTATAAAGCCAATACAGCGATCTTAAAAAGTTTTACGGGCAGTTGGCGTAGCTTTTGAATTAATGTAGTGTTAGTCATGCTGGTTTAGAATTTTCTTGATTCTCTGAATCCTACTTTAAATGAAGCCACTGAGCTTCGCGTTCTTTTGCTGAGCATCCATATAGCACCTTCCAGTGCATCAGGAGCATCGTCGTGTGTTTTGCTGCCCTTCTCGAACATCAGCAGCTGATCAACCAGGTTTTTCATGCCGGGAGAATCCTTTTCCTTTTCGTTAAGGATCACCAGGCCGCGTTCAAACAAAGGCGACATGGCCTCTATCCTGGCAAACTTGTCAGGCTTTGCCCGCTGGTCACCCCGGATCGGTATCTGATGGCCGGTTATGTTACCGACCGTTTTGAACTCGTCAAGCAGCAAGTCCTGCATGAAATTGGCCTCCATGTAGTACATCACCGGTACTCTGCCGGCCACGTAGTCAGTAATCTGGTAGTGCCAGGCAACCATAGTGGTTACCGATGTTTGATCGGCGTATGCCTTCAGTACATGAAACTCGCCGGTCGGAGTTTTGCCAACCAGCATTGTGGCCTTATAGTCAGCGGTGGCCGAATTCTTGAAAGATGGGTCGGTGTAGGCGATAAGCGTCTTATAAAACTTCAGATCGAGCATGTGGCCATACCTGATATGCTTTCCCTGGAATACCGTTCCTTCTGATATCGGATTATTCATGTACTCCTTTTGGAACCGGCGTTCGCCCAGGAACTCCCTCATTTTTTTGATTTCCTCGGGCCTGTAGTTTTCGGGCCATGATGGATTTCCTTTTTTGTCCAGGGCATTTACTACGGTATGATACACGCCGGGCCGTTCGGCGAAACGGCTCAATACGCTGTCCTTGCCTATCCTGTTGCCAACCATTACAAAGCGGCCCCGGCCCATCGCCATTGTACCGGCAAGAGCCGTCAATGCCCATTCAAGCACATCGCCTACGCGCTTCGGGTTCCGTACAAGCTCGTCGTCGTCGATGTCATCTATTACAATGTAATCAGGACGCTTGCCACGGTCTTTCAAACCACGCGGTGACTGGCCACGTCCCAGGGAAACGAACAGGCATCCGTCGGCGGTTCTGAATTCGCCATCGGCCCATGATCCTGCTTTTATCTGGTTGCCAAAGTCGTTAATGAAAGCGCGGTTGTATTGTAATTCGGCTTGCAGGTCGGCCAGCAGCCGGTTTGCCATATCCTCGCTCTTACTCACCAGAACCATTACCGACAGCTTGCGCGGCTTTTGAATTTTGAGCCACAGCGGAATGAGCAGGCTCAGGTGTGAACTTTTGGCATGGCCCCTGGCCCATTCGAACAATGCGCGGGTATCGTCATTGTTCAGAAGGTATTTAGCTGCATCCAAATGGAACTTGCCGCATTTCTTTGTAGCCAGGTGAGGGAAATAGGTATCGACAAAGAACTGATAATCGCGGCGCGCACGTTCCTTCCTGTCATCCCTTACTTCCTGGGTATCGGGCAGAACAGTTTCCTGCGATAGAATCCAGTCTACACGCTGGCGCCATCGGGAGTCAGCATCATTTACCTGCTTTGCCATTTGGTTTCAGGTTGTACGATAAGTCCATGACCTGCCTTATCAGCCGGCGGTTGCGTAATGAAAATTCGGGAGATGTGATCAGGTTAACCCGGTTCTGCCAGTTAATTTCCAGTTGAGCGCTGTTTTCCATAGCCCTTGCGTTTAATGATGTATGAGTCCTGAAGTTTTACAACCGACTTGATGAAATTGTCAGTGATTTCCTTATAGGTAGCGCGCTCGGCTATGAGGTAATCCTGAAAGGCCATGAAGGTGGCAATCTCGTCATCAACTGTCTGCGTGCTCTTGAGGGCCTTAAGCTGGTTAACAGCTTTTGCAAAGGCGTCGGCGGAAAAGTCATCACCTTCTTTGTCGAGAATCTCGCTGATCTTTTTCAGCGTCTTCTGCATCAGGTCATCGATGCTAATCGTCCTGGTAGCGCGCTTTGCCTCCCATCCGCCGCTTTCCTTCCAGCTTTGCAGGGTTGGCGCTGATACTTCTACTCGTTGACAGATGTCGTTCTGCGCAACGCCTTGCATGAAGAGCAGGTAAGCGTATTCGTATTTTTCAGGGTTTCGCGCCTGCACTTGTTTCTTTGTCATAGGGTGATTTTTTGCAAAAATCACCTCAAAAGATTCTATATAATAATTTCCTTTTAACGCTTGAAAGCTTTCATTCAACTGTTGTACAGTTATTTGCAGGATGAAGTCGCGCGAGGTATGTTTGTCGCCTCTTAACGATTTCAAATGCCAACATTTGTCCTTAACAACGAGACAATTTTAACCGCTCACGGCTTTGTTCTGCTCAATTCGGGCGGCAAATTCGACCGCTTCCGCGAAAATCCGGTGATGCTTGATTCGCATAACAACGAGTCGGGCATGGCTGTAATAGGCCGCTGGGATAATCTTCGCATCGAAGGCCCTAAACTTATGGCTGATTCGGTATTCGACACCGATGATCCGGAAGCAATGAAGATATCGGGCAAGGTCGACCGCGGGTTCATCAAAGGCGCTTCTATGGGTGTTATTCCCATTGATGCCGAAATGAGAGATGTTCCCGGTCTCGGTTACGTTGTGGCCCTAACTGCATGGGAAATGCTGGAGGCATCGCCCGTAGGTGTGCCTTCAAACAAGGCAGCGCTCAGGTTGTATGCACCCGACGGCAAGACACCTATCGAGGCAAGCGAAATCAAACTGTCGATACAAAATCTCATCAAAAATCCGACAATGGAAAAAATCAATTTATCAGTTGAGGCTGCAAAAGTTCTCAACCTGTCGCGTGATCCGGAGAGTTCCGAACTCAACGCCGCCATCATGGAACTGAGCGCAAAGCTTTCAGCCGCCAACGCCGCAAAAACTGCTGCCGAGACAGCAAAAGCTGATGCTGTGAAAGCTCTTGGTGACCATCTTACGTTGCAGGCAACCGAAATGGTTGATACAGCGATCAAAGAAGGCCGTCTCACTGCCGACAAAAAAGAAAGCTTCGTGAAGCTTGCCGTTACTGATTTCAAACAGGCAAAAGACCTGATTGATGCAATGCCGGTTAAACAGAACCTGAGCGGCCAGGTAAGGCCCGCTGATGGCGGTTCACCTGCTCCCAGCCGCGAAGGATGGGACTATATGAAGTACCTCAAGGAAGCTCCCCAGGAGCTGAAGGCGATGGAGGTAAATGATCCTGACGGCTTCGCAAAGCTTAAGGCCAATTACAAACGCGCCTAATCAATCAATCAATTTTTAACCAAACCCTTTCAATCACAATGAGAAAGCGATTCAACCCTGGCAACTTCATGTTCAACCTGTTAGTTGTCTCTATGCTTATGCTGGCCGGCCTTCCGGCTGTACCTGTACTCGGCGCGTCAGTCATCGCCGGTACCGCCTTATCCTATATGAAAGCGCCGGGCGTAGTAATGGCCGGTATTCAGAAGGAAATATGGACTGACATTATAATGGAGGGATTTTATCCGAAAGATGACTTCCTGTCCTGGTCGCGCGATATGTCGGAACTCGTTGAGTTCAACACGCTAAACCTGGCTGAAGCGGGAGCCGATCCGGCATTGCTTATTGATAACGACGTATATCCCATCAGTGCAGGAACCCGAACTGATACGCCCAAGACCATCGTACTCCGCACTCTTGATACTGAATCGACTATTGTTCGAAATCTTGAGAAAATGGAGTCGTCCTATAACAAGATGGAATCTGTTGTGAGAGGTCACCGAAACGCCTTGCGTAAAGGCAGCATTCAGCTCGCAGCGCATTTCTGGGCACCCCAGGCTAACGGAGCGTACACGCCCGTACTCGCCGCAACCGGCGCTGTATCTAATGGACGCAACACCCTGCTTTTTGAGGATATTCTTTCAGTACGCGCCAAGCTCGTAGCTCTCGATGTAGATATTTCATCGATGGCCATGATGCTTAACCCGCTCCATGAAGCCGACCTTCTTGCCCAGGATATGAAACTGTATAAGGAGATGCTGACGGCTGGAAGCCTGTGGGGTATTAAACTGTTTACCAACAGCCAGACGCCGCGATTTAACGCCACTACCGGTGCTAAGGTCGCATTCCAGGCGGCACCTGCGGTTACCGATACCATAGCGTCCATCTTATGGTCACGCGATGAGGTAATGAGAGCCGACGGAACGGTTGATGTATTTGCCAAATACAACGATCCTGATCAGAAGGGAGACGTGATAAACTTCCAGAAACGTTTTGTGGCCCTTCCATTCAGAAGCAAAATCCAGGCCGCTATTTACTCACCGCTTGAAGCCGGCGACTAAGCATGAGAAGCCCTCTCAAATACCTGGTCATTCATTGTACAGCCACGCCGGAAGGCCGTGACGTAAGTGCCGACGATATCCGTCGTTGGCACTTGTCACCGCCTCCGGTAGGGCGCGGATGGAAACAGGTAGGGTATACCGACCTCATTCACCTGAACGGAACCATTGAGAGGCTGGTGGCTAATAACGACGACTCTTACGTCGATGGGTGGGAGATCACAAACGGTGTTGCCGGTATCAATGTTACGAGCCGCCATATAGTATATGCCGGCGGGCTGGCCAAAGATGGCCGCACAACCAAAGATTCCAGGACACTGGCACAGAAGATGGCTATGAGGAATTTCATATTCAACTTCCTGAAGACAAACCCTGATGTAATTATAGCCGGTCACAATCAATTTGCTCACAAAGACTGCCCCTCATTCTCAGTACCTCTCTGGCTCCGTGAAATCGGAGTACCGGCTAAAAACATCAGGCAATGACAATACTTGAGATCATACTTTCGATTGTTTCAACGATCCTCTCCGGAGGGCTTATAGTCAGCCTGGTTACCATCAGGCAAACAAAGCGAAAAGCCAATACCGAAGTTGAAAAGGGAAACATCGAACTTGTAACATCAAGTGTGAATGAGATGCTCCAAAGCGTTAACGCGCTGATGACTCAGAACAAGGAGCTTGTACAGGAGATCGTAACCCGGTCTGAAGAGAATTCAGAGCTAAAAAAAAAGATGCAGGATTTATCCAGGAAGGTTGAGAAAATGCAAAAGACAATCAAGGATGTACTCACTGCACTTGAGAAGCTCGACGTTGATGAGTCGCTTATCGCCAAGCTGAAAGAAGAGATCAAATGAAAATGTTACGTGTTACGGTTATATTGTCGCTGCTGGTACTGCTGCTGGGTAGCTGCTGCACCCAAAAAAGGTGTGAGCGGCTCTACCCACCGGCAGGCAACCAGGAATCGAGCCACGACTCGGTATCTGTCAGCGACCGCGATTCGGTCTCGTATATACCCCAGGATTCGTCCTGGTTAAAAGCCTACCTCGAGTGTGACGCTCACGGTAAGGTTCTGCTCAAACAAATTGCCGGTTACGAAGCCGGTAAAAACGTATCGATTCCCCGGGTAAGCATTCATGACAATGTGCTTACCGCGGAATGTAAAGTTGACTCTGTGGAAGTATATAACCGGCTGTACAGCAAGTATAGTCACAGCAACAAAACCACTGTGAAGGTTTATACCAAAGAAGTCAATAAGCTCACACCATTGCAGCTATGGATGATTCTCTTATGTAAGATCGAATCGGCCATACTGTTTTTAATCATTGTTTACGTACTCATTAAATACTACATAAAGTGGCAAAAAACACGATTTCTGTAGGCACTCATGCCGAAAATCCTCAGGCTGCCGAAACATCGGCTCCTGAAGTAAAGGCTCCGAAAGCTCCTGTTGCCAAAACACCGGCTCCCAAAGCAAAGGCTCCTGAAGCTCCAGCCGCCGAAAAACCGGCTCCTGAAGTAAAGGCTTCCGAAGCTCCAGCCGCCGAAACACCGGCTCCTGAAGCAAAGGCTCCCGAAGCTCCAGCCGCCGAAACACCGGCTCCTGAGGCAAAGGCTACTGAAGCTCCAGCCGCCGGCAAAAAGGCTAAACCCAAATATTCGGATGCCGTTACCAAACGCGCTATCGAGGTTTTCAAGCATCACCCAACGATTGACACCATATTCTTTACCTCAGACGGCACAGCATTCCTGGGCGCTCAGTTTGCGCGCATACATGCCGAGTCGCTGAAGGATTCAGTGGTGACAACCGTAACCAGGAAGGAGATTGAATAATGTTACCAGGTGTACATATCGATTTCGCAAACGGCGCGCTCGGCAAGGTTGCCCAGAGTGCCGATAACGTCTGTGGTATTCTTACCACCGGCGTAGCAGTTCTTGCCGGTGAAGGTATTTCAGGTTTCGCCCTGAAAACTACCTACGTTCTTACCAAGTTCGACGATCTTGCAGCTCTCGGCATTACCGAGGCTAACAATCCCGGTATCGTCGACCTGATCAGCGACTTTTACAATCAATGCGGCGACGGCGTGACAGTTTACCTGAAAGCCTTTGCCAATACCGTGACCATGACCGAAATGATCACGCGCACAACAGAGGATGGAATTGAAGAGATGCTGCGCAGGGCTCAGGGCCAGATCAGGATGATCTTTGTTCACCGCACACCGGCTGAAGCCTACGAGGCCGACGTTGAAGGCGGTATTGATACCGACGCCCAGGAAGCAGCGGCAGCCGCTCAGGTAACCTGCGACTGGGCTGAGTCAACACTCAAGGCTCCATGCATGGCTATCATTGCAGGGCTGTTCTATACCGGCGATCCGGCTGACCTCACCGACATGAGCGAATCAACACTCAACCGTGTTGGCATCATGATCGGAAGCAACCATGAAGACGGATTGTGCAGCATCGGACTGCTGGCCGGCAGGCTGGCCGCAATACCGGTTCAGCGCAACATAGGCCGCGTGAAAGACGGAGCTATTGCCGGCATCACAAAGGCATACTACGGCGGCAGCGATACGCCTGTCGGTGATACCGATCCCACCATGATCCATGACAAAGGTTATATAACCTTACGCACCATCATTGGCAGGTCGGGCATATTCTTTGTCGACGATCCGCTCTGCGCTCCTGATACCGACGACTATAACCATATCACAGCCCGCAGGACTGTTGATAAGGCTTACCGCATCGCTTACGATACACTTATCAACGAGCTGCTCGACGAGATTCCTGTCACCGCCGAAGGTAAGATCACACCGGCTTTTGCAAAGGGACTTGAAAACAAGGTTGAGTCGGCAATTGTCAATTCGATGACTGCCAACAATAACCTGGGCAACGATCCTACCGACGCAAAGGATACCGGCGTTAAGTGTTTCTGTGATTATGATCAGAACATCGTAGCAACCGGTCAGCTCAAAATCACTCTCAAGGTGAAGCCTTACGGTTATGCCCGGTACATTGAAGTAACTCTTGGATTCCAAACCTTAACCGCTTAACCAATGTTCAATTCAAGACAATACGCATGGAGCGATCTTACCCTCGAGCTGGGTGGACGCCCTTTAACCGGAATCCGCGGACTCAAATACTCTACCAAGCAGGAAAAAGAACTTTTGCATGGTAAAGGCAACAGGCCACTGAGCATTCAGCGCGGAAACATAACCTACGAAGGTGAGATCACAGTACTTCAGTCTGAGCTGGAGACGCTTCGCGCCGCCGGATCAGGATCAATCCTCGGTTTGCACCTCGACGGAACCGCCGTTTACGGTGATCCCGCCAACGGTGATTCGATAGTCACTGACAAGCTCTTTGGCATTGAGTTCACCGAAGACCCCAAAGAGATCAAACAAGGTGACAAGAACATGGAGATCACCCTCCCGTTCATTTGCCTCGATATTCGTAACCAGGCCGCTTAAAACGGCAAACAATTCAGATAACCGGAAAGGCTATCATGACCCCACGCCGGCCTGCCTGCCGAACACAGGCTTCGCGGGACAGGCAGGGAAATTGATAGCCTTTTTTTCACAACATCAAAAGCCAGCATCATGAAAGAGGAGTTAAAAGGTCAGGCCACTCCTGAACAGATTGAAGAGTGGAAAAAGAAGTACGGAAAAGTATGGGCTATCATCGTTGATGGCCACATATGCTATCTCAGGAAACCCGACCGCAAGGTTCTGGGTTATGCCACGGTAGCCGGGAAAGACAATCCGCTCAAGTTTAACGAAGTTGTACTGCAAAACTGTTTCATCGGCGGAAGCGAAGCCATAAAGACCGACGACGAATTGTTCCTGGGAGCATCATCCGTTCTTACTGACATCATCCAGGTAAAAGAGGCTGAACTGGTAAACTTATAGAGGCTTCCGGGATGGAGGCCGGTGCAATGGTAAGAAAGATTAACGCCCAGATCAGATACTATATGCACCTTGACCCGGACAGCCTCAGCGACGATGAATGGGCGATGGTCATAAGAGACCTGGAGTGGATCAGGGAAATGGAGAAAAAAGCAAACAATGTCTGATATTCTGCAATACACGCTAAGCCTGAACGACAAGTTCTCGGCAAAGATGAAAGCGATCGGATTTTCATCCGACCACGCGCTGGACGTATTTGCAAAGCTTCAGAAGCAAAGCCAGTCGCTCTCGAAGGTTATGGGAGATACCGGGCGCTCCGTTTATTCCCTGCAAATGAAGCTCGACCTGTTGCGCCGGGAGCGTGATGTGATCCCAGAGAAAAACATCATGGATATCCGTCGGTACAATAAGGAAATAGGCCTGCTGGAAAAGCAGATTAACCGGTTGCAAACTACCGGTGGCCTGAAAGGTAAACTCAGTCAGGCATTGAGCGCCATCCCAGGAGCCGAATTAATAACTAACCCCTATATGCAGGCCGGGGCAGCTATGTTTGGAGCCGGCAAGATGGCGCTCAGCTTCGACGAGGGACTGGCAAAACTCAATACTACTGCCCAGATGACTCCACAGCAGCTCAAGCTGTTTAAGAAAGAACTGATTGCTATTGGCATCGATGCTAAAGCAAATCTTTCAACTGTGCCTGACGCGTATGAGAAAATACTCAGCCAGACCAACGACGTAGCGCTTTCGACTGACATTTTGGGTGCTGCTCTCAAAGGTTCAAAGGCCGGGTTTACTGACCAGGATACGGTAGCTGCTGCTCTTGCGCAGACGCTCAGCCTGGTAGGAAAAGAGAACACTAACGCGAAGGAGGTAATTGATACCCTTTTCGCTGCTAAAAGAGTTGGAGCCGGTGAGTTCCGCGATTTTGCCAACTATGTACCCGGACTCGTTGCATCGGGCCAGGCTCTTGGTAAAGGATTCAAGGAAACAGCCGGCCTGTTCGCGTTCATGACCGGTAAGGGACAAAGCGCTGAGCGCTCAGCCATGCTCATCCAAAACGCTTATACAGCCCTGGGAAAACAGGAGATCACGAAAGGCATGGAAAAGGGTGGCGTGAAAGTATTCAACGCCGACGGCTCCATGAAGCAACTCGACCAGATATTTGGCCAGCTCCAGGCAAAGCTTCAAAGTTTCGGCACCAATGACAAAGCTAAATCGGCATTCCTGGAGGGAATGGGCCTTCGTGACGCGCAGGCTAAACAGGCATTCATGGTCATGGCATCGGACTCGCAGAAACTTTCTGAGGCTCTGTCGGCTGTGGCTAATTCGCAGGGTGAGTTAGACAGGGCATTCGCCAACTCAGCCAACGGAATGCAAACATTACAGGGCCTGTGGACAAAGGTTCAGGCTTTGGGTCTCACACTCGGAGATTCACTTACAGGCCTGTTGACACCGGCAGTCAACATTTTGTCCTGGGCATTTACCGGCCTTAATATAGGACTTGAGTACGTGATCAACCGTGGACGCCGGTTCCTGGAGCTGCTACAGATGGGCAACATACCGGTAATAATCATTACCTCAGCATTAACCGGGCTCGTCACAGTTATGACGGCTCAATGGTTGATCACCAAGTCGGTAACAATTGCTACAGCGCTTTGGGAAGGCGCGCAATGGCTGCTAAATGCGGCGCTCACTGCTAACCCGGTGGGTCTGGTAATAGCCGGCATTATAGCGCTGATAGCTGCCATTTCGTATGTGATCTACAAAACCGACGGATGGGGGAAACTGTGGGGCGGTCTTATGAAGTTCCTCCGGTCGGGATGGGAGGCGTTTAAGAATTCATTTAAGCTAACCTGGCTTGAGATCGAGGATTTCTTTATGAGCGGCATCGAGGTAATCATGAGAGCCTGGTACAAGCTCCAGTCGCTATGGGATAAGGATGCTTCGCAGGCCGGACTCAACAGGATCAATCAGAACGCTGCCAACCGCGCCCAGGAAATGGCGGCAGCTAAAGGCGCTTTACAGGCAAACGCTAAAGACGCCGGACAGGCATGGTCGGAAGCCTGGGGAAGCCTCACCTGGAATTCTGACAAGAAGATGTCGGACATAACCGGTGGAATAAAGAAACAGCTTGGAATGGACAATCCCGGAATTGCTCCGGCAAACGTACCAGGAATGGCCGGCGCACCGGCAGGCGGCGGCGGAACCGGAACCGACGGCCCGGCATCAAAAGTAACTGACGCCATTGCCTCCGGCGGAACCCGCAATACCAGCATCAACATTTCCTTCAAAAACATGGTTGAGAGCATAGTATTCGACGGTGATCTGGCCCAGAAACGTGGAGACCTGGAGCGCGAAGTTACCAGCATAATGGCCCGTGTACTCGGCATGGCACAAAGTATGGCATAATGGACAATAATCACGTCATAGCAACCGGCTTCTCATTACCTCCCTACTTTTTGAGGGGCAAGGTTGTAATTATCAATACCGAGAACGAGTCAGGAAAGATATCGCTCAACGGATTTCAACCGTCGGGCAAACAGTACCCGCTTACGCTCCGCGCCCAGGGATTGAATGATTTCACTTTCCCGCTCGATCCGATCATATCGGTGTCAATGAAAAACATCATCACCCGGCGCACCGTGGCCAAAGGAAAAAAGCGCGGTACCGTGAAAGAGCGCTGGACTGAAGATGACGCTGAAATAACAATTACCGGCGTGTTCATTTCTCCCGACGGCGAATACCCGGCAGAGGTTGAACAGCTCAGGGCCTTCTTTAATCAGCACCAGGCGATTGATGTGATATGCGACATCCTTAATCAGAAGGATATCAACCAGATTGTAATTGAGAGCCTCGACTTTCCGCACACCAAAGGAGAGGAAAATCAGAGCTTCGAAATAAAGGCTTACTCAGATGACGTGTTTCAACTCTTAATCGAAAGCTAATGTTTGACATCGCCTGGCAAATAACGATAGGAAAGTACAAGCTGATGATGCTCGACGAGTGCACTGTTACGCGCTCGGTTGAGCAACTGGCCGATACTGCTGAGATCGTACTGCCGGGCACGGTTTTTAACAAAGCCATTGACATTGAAAAGCAGATAAAGCGCGGAGATGCCGTGACGATCATGACCGGCTATGACGGTGACAATAAGACCGAATTTGCCGGTTACCTGGAAGCGATAGCAACCGACGACGGAAGCCTGAAGCTGAAGTGTGAAGACGGAATATTCAACTTCAGGAAGCCGCTGGCCGACAAAGAATTCACCAAGCCTGATGTGAAAGAACTGCTGAATTATGCCTGTTCGCAGATTGGCGGCTATTCGCTGAGCTGCGATTATTCATTCAAGTATGATAAGTTCGTGGTGAGGGGCATGACCGGTTACGATCTGCTAAAGAAGATCCAGGAAGAAACAAAGGCAAATGTCTACCTCAAGGAAAAGGTTCTGCACGTTCATCCGCAATACAAGGAGCTGTTTGGCGAATCAAAATACTCATTCCAGGTCAACATCGAAAAGAGCGACCTGGAGTACCGCATAGCTGAAGACCGGCCATTTGAATGTACCGTCGAGGGCAAGGGAATCGACGGTAAGATTATCAGGGCCGTGTCAGGAAAGAAGGGAGGCGATTCTGAAACAATTAAACGTGACGGAGTCAGTGATATAGCCTCCCTTCAAGCCCTTGCCGATGAGGTTGTGAAGCGCAAAAGCTATACCGGTTATTCAGGCAGCTTTACCGGATGGCTTATTCCCTGGTGCGATGCCGGATACAAGGTGAGCATAGCAGATGAGGATTACGAATACAAGAACGGCGACTACTATGTGCTTGAGGTTGTGACCAGGATAGGAAAAGCAGGCTGTGAGCGTAAAATTAAGATTGGCGCGAAGATATGAGTGACGAACGGACGATAAGGGAAGCCATAAAGCGGATAGCCGGAGCCGGCAGCGGATCAATAGTGTACACGGTTGAGATCACTGATGTGACCGATACCGATTGCACCGTGAAACTCGGCGAACTGGAGCTGACAAAGGTTCGTTACTTCAGCCAGGCTAACGAAGCCGGCAACATACTGCTCAAGCCTAAAGCCGGCAGCATGGCAACCATGATCTGTGACCCTGACTTGCGCGATTGCGAAATAGTGAAGGCTGACAAGGTCACGCTGATAAAATGGGAAGAAAACGGCCTGGTGATTGAAATTGACAGCGAAGCCAAGAAATGCGATATAAAGAACGATCAGGTAAGCCTTAAGGATTTGTTCCAGTCAGTTGCCGATATCGTAAAGCAGCTCACCGTATCAACTCCGTCAGGCCCTTCCGGCACTCCGCTGCCTCCCACAATCCAGCAGGTAACACAGTTTGAGACTGACTTTAAATCACTCCTTAAATAGCGATTAAATGCCACTTAACAAAGCAGCGCTCAAGTCAGGTATTCAGGCCCTGGCACAAAACATAGCCGAAAACAAAGGTAGCTATGCTGACTTTGCTGACGGACTTGCCGATCTGATCGACACTTTTGTAAAAACAGGAACCGTAACAGTAGCTGTCGGCATCCCTGTTGCAACAACAGGTTCGGCAGCAGCGCAAACAGGAGCAACCACAGCAACCGGAACCGGGACAATATCATGATGAACAATAACGACATATTGCTCAACGGAGATTACGACCTGCTATATAAGGACGGCGACTTTGTAACAGGCGATGCCCTTATTCAACAGCAGGCGCTGTTGTTGTCGACCGGCGAAGGGGAATGGAAACAGTCGCCGGTTACCGGGGTGGGAATGCCGGGATACTTAAACGACGAGTCGGAGGCAGAATTATTCCGCAAGGTACGCCTCCAGTTCAGGAACGATAATCTTTCGGTCACAACGTTGAAAAAGCAGACCGATGGCACACTTTTAATAAAGGCACAACATGCGTAGCGTAGTTAGTTTGAACGGCCAGAATCTGTGGGACATTACCCTGAGGCACATGGGTAGTGTCGACTCCATTTTTGATGTGGTTGCCCTTAATCCGGCAATAAGGATAGATGAAACACTCGATGCCGGCAGAACAATCTACCTGCCCGACAATGCAGACAAACAAAGGGTGGTAGACTACTATGAACTCAATGATATTAACCCTTCAACCGGCATAGTAAATGAGTAGGACGATAGCTGAGATATATGACGCGCTCAACGTTGTGAAAGGCAACATGAGCGAACTCGGAGTGTACGTGAACAATGACGCACAGAGTGTTGACACTGCCAAGAAGCTGGTTAACGATGTAAGGTCTAATTCAAAAGTAGCCTTATGGCGGCTGTGGTTATGGATCGTCGCCGTCGGCTCCTGGGTAATCGAGCAGTTACAGGACGCACACGAAGCTAAAATTAACGCTATTGTGGCTCTTGACAAGCCTCACACGCTTGCATGGTATGCAGCCCAGAGCAAGCTGTTTCAGTATGGTTATGAAATAGCCTGGTTAACGGATCATTTTGCATACGAAACCATTGATGAGGATGCCAGGATAGTGGTTTACGCTGCTGCAACCGAAGGCGAAAGCGGCATACTGCTCAAAGCCATGAAGACCGGTCGTGTTCCTCTTACTACTGCTGAAATGAACGCCTTTAAGGTATTCTGGGCAAAATGGAAAGATGCCGGTATTCCTATTGAATTCATAAGCCAGGCGATTAACCAGGTGCAATTCACTGCAACCATTTACCGCAACCGGTCGATAGTAAATGCTGACAACACGCTCATTGCCGATCCGTCGGTCAACGTGGTTGAAGACCCTGCCAATGCCTACATGAACTCAGTCGACTTCAACGGCACCATTTATCTTATGGAGATGATACAGGCCATAAAGAACCAGCCGGGCATTACCAACGTAATTATGACCGTGGCCGGAGTCGACTCAGGAACCTGGGGAGAGGAAGGCCTGTGGACGCTCATCCCTACCAACGGTTTTGCCGAAATAGCCTGGGGAGATTGCACACTCGAATACAGCGACGTTTATGAGTAATACTTCGATATACCGGATAGCAATTTTTCACACGCCGTACGTTCTTCGTTCAGCGGCCAGGCGTTTGATGCCTATGATCATGGTATTCGTAAGCTATCTTCAGTACCTGATGCTCCGCCTCGAGCTGTTTATCGATGAGTCGACTTTGCAGGCTTACATGACTCCCCAGGTGTGTTATATTGAGAAAATGCTTCAGATGCACATTTCTCCACTGGCCCGTATCGATCCGGAGTACACTGAATTCATTCTGTGGCGCGAAGATGATCCGGAGGGAGTCGATGTGTTTATCAGCGACAGCGAAGATGTGATGATCTACGACGACTCGATGTTTGGCTTCGAAACGTTCACTATCGTACTCCCATACGGTGTCGAAGCGCTTGAAAATTATGCCAGGGAATTAACTGACCGTTACAAACTGCCCGGTGTGGGCTATACAATAATTTACCGATGAAAAAATTAAAGTTTCTGGCCGGTGGCCAGCCGTTCAGGAGTACCGACTTCGAGGTTATCCAGGATAACATATTTGATCAGATCAAACTGTTGTTTGACAGCATGACAACCGCTAAAGTGATACTTACCGGCGTTGAGACAGATTGGAATCCCGATGTACCCGGTACACCCGGTGAGGAATTCGCCATTACCGAAGGCTTTATATGGGACGGGACCGAAGTATGCCGGGTGCTTGCCAACGCATACGTGTATCACGCCGGGTACACACTGTACATGCGCCGGGCGACTGAAGAAACAGCCTATCGTATGGTGGATAATGCCGAACAGGCTGTGATGATAGAGGCTTATTACGAGTTACTGTATGCTTATGGTGATCCGGGCGGCGGAGCGTTTCCGTTTACCGATCTTAAAACCATTAAGGTTCTCAACGAGGATGACTATGAGCTGAAGTATTCAAAAGGCGCTGAGCTTACGGCTCAATACACGCCAGTGGCTATGGACGGCATGGAAGTGTATCAGAACAGCTATGGTGATACACTGCTGTATCTCAACTTCACCTCATCGCTCGGTACCGGCGGTGTGCTTTGCACCCTTCCCGAAGGAGCCAGGCCGCCTATGAACATTTATGCTTCCTACAGGGCCGGTAATACCATACAGGTTCTGATCATAAGGACTAACGGAGAGGTGGAAGTAATAACACCATCGTCGAGTCTTACCAATACAATAAACTACAGATTCAACACTAACTTAATACCGAAAGATTAAAATGGGACAGTTAAAAATTTACCTTGAAGAAGCCTACGAACCGGCAAACGGAAACCACGCCTTTGGCGATATGATAGTTAAAGGCCCTGCGCAGATAATAACGGTTCTGATGGCCAACATCGTTGCTGCTAACAATAAACTTAAGCTGCAACAATCTGCTGACGGCTCCAACTATGACGATATTGCCGACAGCGAGGTAACCATAGCCGCCGCGCAGACGTCGCAAAGCTGGAACCTATACGGCTTGCCGCGCGGTGCAAGCGTGAGGGTATATCTTACGGCAGGTACAAACGAAACAGGTACAATCGAACAGATAAAAATGCTCACAGATGAGTAGCGTTAAAAATGTCCTGTTAGCGAATCCGCTGGCAGCTCCCCGGCATGGGGTTGTGGGGGTAATTGAGTCATTATTGAACCAAATGGAAAGTATAAAATCACTCATGGCTTTTTGGAGTGACGGAACAACGGTTGAAACTCAACTCACAGACCTAACAGGAAATAACAGGCACGCAACAATAGGAACTAACTTAATGACTGATGGCGGGGCTGAATTAGGAAGTGTTTTGACAAACTGGAATACTTCCACTATAACCAATAGCACAGAACAAGCACATTCAGGAACAAAATCCTTTAAGTGTGTAATTAGTTCAGCCTCAACGGTTCAGGGAGCATTATCACCAACTGTAAGAATAAAAGCGGGTGAAACAGTTACATGGTCAGTTTGGTTTTATAATACTCTGGATAGCGGAATAAGATTTCAGGTTTTGAAAGGTGATGGCACGGTAGGTTATCAAAATCTCAGCCAGTCACTTACTAAGAATACATGGGTAAACTTGACAGGTAGTTTTACAGATGCCGCAGGGGGTGAACTTTGCCGGATTCGTTGGTATATTCAATCCGGTGATATGAATTTATATGCTGATGACCTTTCGATTACAGTTGGTACATCAAATATAGGTGTGACAATGGCAAATGATGATACACTTAAAGCCATTGATACTAATTATTCTTTTTATACATCGGCAGGAATACCAAAGACGGTACGAAGCGACATAGGACATCCGGCAGCGCAAAATCTTAAAATGTTTTGCGGTGGAGAAAAGAAATGGATATTTACATCTGATATTCCAGACGTTAATCAGCGTTATATACTTTATAAAAATTTTGTAGATCACGATTGGCCTTTTACAAGTTGTGAGATAGTTAAGACAGTAGGAAGTGGCAAAGACTATGCAACGATTCAGGCAGCCATTGATAGCTGTACAGCAGGAAGTTTAACAAACAGATACAGGATTGATATTTACGATTCATTTGCCGTTACAGAATACGCAGAATACACAAAGCAATATCCAACAGGTTATTATAACATATTCGCAGTTGACAGGCATTACGTGTTTTTAAATGGAATTGGAAATATTACTATTGAGGGGACATTACCTGAAGATGCTACTGATGACCAAATTGCCCACGCTCAAATATTTGATTTTGCTAAAATAGGTGGAGTTAGAAATTTGACTTTTAAAAAGACTAATGGAAGGTACACCATGCACTCAGATATTGCCGGAACAATCTGGACAAAAGCTGTTAATTGTAAGTTTTATAATTACGATATGGATGAGATAATTGCTTATCGTATTGCTCATTCACAGACTTTACCAACAATTACACAAGGAGGAAAAACACCAATAGGAATGGGTCATGCCAATGGTACTGTTATGGAATTTATTAACTGTGAAGCCAGTGGAATCGTGCCATTAACTTGTCATGGTGGTTTTGCGTCGGGAGAAACGAGTTATCTATTACTATATAACTTCATAATGACATCACAGCCTTATTATTCTCCGTGGTGTAATCCTGACAGTGAGATATTAAACTCAATGGAATTGACAACTTCGCCAGGTGGCACTTCTGTTGATTCAACAGCCCAGATTATAAAATGCACATTAACCGAACCAGCAACAATTTCGGACAATTGGACAGTAACAACTAAATAG